TTCCATGAAGCACACAAAGAAGGAAGGTTTTTGGCTTTGTTTCTTTTGGGGACGCTTCACGTTTGGTTGGGCATCATGTGACGTTGGGAAGCCTAGCTTGTTTACAAACAAATATGGCTTTTCGTACTGCTCATGCTTCGCCACCGGATTGGGAGGATAAGCACATGAAACATATCTATATATTCCATGAAGATAAGCCAAACGGCGGAATGATTGTAGAATGCGGAGCGTGCGAAAAACTCTTTGACCTGCCAAACCCGATAGAAGCGGGTTTCAAACTAGAACACACATGCCCGCATTGTGGAGTAGTAGTTAACTATCCGGAAGGAGCGTCATGGTAGAGCGCGGCAAAATCTGGTTTGGAGAGATTCCGGATATTTTTGGCTATGGAATATCCGCGCTTGGTAATAGCAAAAAGGAGGTAATGGACACCCTGCGCAAAGGATATGATGAATGGAAAAAGAATTGTCCGGATGAGGAAACAAATTTCCGCGATTCCTTTGAGAATTACGGAGGAAACGTGCGCTTGGTAAGGCTTGGGAAAGCCTATAGCGATAGTTTGAGAGAGTAGGCGCACGCTCTATCAATTAAGCCGGAAGGGTTCAATTCCTTTCCGGCTTATTTTTTGCCCGCATAAATACTTCACATGTGCGGAATATCCAGGAATGTGGATATTTCATGACATTAAATACTTTTTTGAAATTTTTTGAAAAATTTTGAAAACCCCTATTAGGGCCAAGAAAAACGCCCTATAAGGGGGAATTTGGGAATCTGGAAAACCAAAAAAATTTGGAATTTTTTATTTCTATTTTCCAATAAAACAGCAACAAGCCCTATTACCTAGAGGCTCTACTGTAATAGGTTTATACGCCTTTTGAGTCTTATTTTGGCTACCCTCTACTTGGTTGGCCTTAAAGACGCGTTGTAGTGGCATTTCCGCTCGATTTTGAGGCATTTTAACGCCTTTATTTTTCATATTCATCCTCCCTTGGGCATTCATCGTGTAGTTGCTGTAGGTTCTTCTGGTGTCTGGCAAAGAACGAAGCAAGCCTTCCTATGGAGTCTGTAACATCCTTCCACTCGGCCTCGAATACCTCATAGGAGCAGTTGTTATTCATGTCATCCACTAGCTGACCCAACACCCTCACAACAGCGTGTAGCTGGGCATTCTCAAGCTTTAATAGGTGTATAAACCTAATAGCTCTCTTGTAACTCTGACTCTCCTCATCCATTGAAGTACCCATTGTATCACACTCCTTTTCAATAGGTAGCCACATGGCCTCGTCCGGCTTGCCGTTGTCGTTCATTTATTAGTCCGAAAACACTACGCAGGAAGGCAGGGGACAGGCAAGGCAAGAAGCCTGTACCCCTTCCTGCTTCGTGATGTATATATATTGTATATATATAGAGTCTGTCATAGTGTACATGTCAGTATTTTGGCGACAGTCAGTTGATTTTGACAGTAAAACCTAGAATGTTGCTTGGTTTGCGCTGTATAACCCGCTCTCTACCAATATCTTGCCAGCACTGACAAGCCTCTTAATGTAGCGGTATACAGTCCTGTCTGACACTTCAAACTTCCCTGCCATTGTCTTGACCAGATCGTTGGCTACCCACTCCTTGCTGCCCATCTCCCTCAACAGCTTTGAATCCTCTATATTCTTATGCGCCCCTGGCTTCTTTAGTTTATCCGGATTGAGCGCATAGTTAGCCTTAAACATAGGATAGCTCCATTGGACTACAAAGCTGTCTATGGGGGCAAAATTACGCAACGTCACCTCGCAGGTGAAGGTGCGCTCATCCTCTTCATGGGCGGTCAAAACGACCAAGGAATCTGGATTACGCGCAAAAACACCTGAACCGCTGAACCTATCAATCGACTCGCTACTACTCTTATTACCCTTACTGAAGTGATGTGACAGGATGACAGACAGGTTGTGGCGGGTTGCCAGCATCTCAAACTCATTCATTAGCTGTGCCATGTCTCCGGCGTTGTTCTCATCCCTATCCCCCATAAGCATGTAGTTAGGGTCTAAAATAATCGCTTGGTATCCCTTGTCTCGGATATGCTCCTCAATGATCGGGCGGATTAGGGTAAGGTCTGCCGCGTGGCCTCGTAGCGTCCAGGTCGACATATCACCAACTTGATCTTGCACGCCCTTGGCCTTGGCAACGTCAAACAACCTGCCTCGGAACGACCACTCTTGAATCTCAAAGTTAATGAACAACACCCGCGACTTGGCGCACTTGACACCCCACCAAGGAGTGCCGGTGTGCAGGCTGATAGCTAGGTCAATAAGCGACCATGACTTGTACGCCTTGCTGCCTCCGCCAAGCAGAAGTTTCCCGCCTTGATGTAGCAGGCCATCCATAAGGACGTTTGGCTCTTGTATGTTTTCCGACATCAATTCCGCATACGTCTTGATCGGCGGAATATTGTTCGGCTCTCGAATCAATCCCAACGCTACTGCTGGATCTATCATTTTCCCTCCTTGCAGAACCATAAAAGGCTCTGTGTTTTGTCTTCTCTTTTAGCCCCTGCCATCCTCACCGGCTGGCTGGGCTTGAACGTTGCAGGATCGCATCCAATTGGAATAAGGAAAGACTTTAATCTCCTCTCCCATTCCGGCTTGGGCGGACTCTCAAACCATGCATGAAGGCTCTTGCCTCCTGTGTCAACAATTGCGTAAAGCTTCATCTTAAACTTCTCGCGCATAACCCTAAACACCGCGCCCATTTGTGGCTTTGTCAGCACGTCCGACTCGACCACCAAGTACCGCCGAAGTTCTACGTTATCATTCGACCTGCTGATTGATTCGGTCTTAAAGACTGCTCCGGTTGTAAACTGTCCCACCGGAGACTTAATGATCGCCCAATCCGATTGCTTTCTGAAGTTCTGTGGATGATTGCCGCTGTCCTTAACCGCGCCTATCCACAAGTTGTCATCCGGCTGGAACAGGCTCAAGATGCAATGGTAATCGTTTGTATCGTCACCCAAAGCCTGCGGGCTTCCCTCATACATATCTGCGGGGTCCCAATTGTATTCGTTGAGATACTTGGCCTTGTTCGACTCAGCAAGTATTGAGATTCGCTCGTTTAGTTCAGTCTCGGAATCCTTCTGGATAATCAGTTTTGATGCATCAGTACCAAGCGTATGCAATGACGTGCTTGGCCTCATGAGCGGATCGTTGAGAAGAATCTTGCGCAACTTGTAATTCATATCATCCCGAACCACTTGGCAACTTGTATGCCAGCAGAAGATGGTCGGCACGCCGTCAATGAATACTGTCGTATCCCTTACGCGGGTATGGCTTGAGTGAAGATGTTCCCCTGGGCAACGACAAAGACCATGATTGGCCGACTGCCATTCAACCGGCCCAACAACCTTCTCGGCATTCGATTGCGAGTTCATAAAAAAAAATCCGGCTTTGTTTCAAGTGGCCGACACACAAAGAGAGCCAGACACAGGATCTCCCTGTGTACCATTCGCCGGATTAACTCAGACAGCTTCCTTGAACTTTTTAAGCTGTTCTTCCATCATGGTGATTACTTCCTGCATCTTCATTTGATGCCTCTCACCCTTGTCGTAAATATCCCTGGCTCTGTCTATGTTCTCTTCAAACTTCTGTATCATTTCTTGTTTTGTCATTTGGTTTCTCCTTGTTCAAAATCTAGGTCAATCGCCTTCTTCGATGCAAGCACAATATCTTCGGCCTTTATGTTCCGCAGGGCATTGCACCACATCTGAGTCTTTGGAGTCTTGTTGGTTGCGTCCTTGCACTTCGCCTGTGGTAATCCGGCATGCGGACGGCAAGGCGCGTGCGGGCAAACATCCGGCTTAAACACCGATACGTTTAGCGGGTAGTAAGACATTCTATCGGCTGGATCGTAACTACCCCAAAGGGATACGCATGGAGTATTCAATCCGGCTGTAATGTGATTCACGCTGCTATCCGGAGCTACAACGAAGTCAGCGTTTGCCACCACCGGAAACAACGACCTTATCGCTTTTGTGGTATTGAATAGGTCAATTACGCGCGGGTGATCGACATTGAAGTTGTTGCTGTTATCCAGCCCGATGATTACCGCGTGATGTTCTGGATGTGCCTCTAGCAATGCCAGCACAGCATCCTGCCCCATCTTGGGCGGGTAGGTGCGGGTTGGTCCGCTGGATGAAACATGATAGGCGAAATACTTTGCAGGCAACGGCCACTTGCCCAACGCCTTTAGCTCGTCATGGTCTTGCTCGACCAAGTTTAGGACTGGCTTGCAATACTTAGCCATCGTCTTCTCATCCCAAACCCCCATCCATTCGTAGATTCGCTTGTAGCAGTTTCCTGGTCCAGTACCAAGTTTTGTATCCCCAACCTGCCCACTGAACAGATCGTCAGTTGGTAGATGGGCATCGTAGCTATCCCAAGCCTCAAGCGTGCATGGTAGCGGGTAAAGCTTTGCGCCTAGTCCGGCATAGAGCGGGAGGTTGCGTGCAGGAGCGTAGACATCAACAATGCCACCAGATTCCTGCACCAAGTAGTTCACGAAGGCCGTGGCAATGACAGCATCACCAATCGCACCAGCCCTGTAGACGGCTGTAGCCCCGCCCGCCGACCTGCCCTTGTAGTAGGGCTTAATCTTGTGTGGGCATGGGATTGAGTCGTTCCAGATACCACCAGTAAGCTCGTCCGGAAGCACATAAGTGTTACGAACATGAAGTAGGTTGTCATCCACCTTGTGGATTGAGTTGGTTTGGTTAGTCCATAGTTTCATTTGTTTCTCCTTATGTTTGGCATCATATCTACAAAGATAGGCATTTGACCAGCACAATTACTTTGAATTATGTTATAGTAGGCAAAATCAATCGCGTCCTCCCTGTTCCACCTGTTGTTATTCATGAGTGCCTTGATAAGCCATTCAACTGAATAGACAGTGTGAAGTTCTCCGTTAACATCCGCCACCCCCATGATCGCATCGTCAAGACCATTGATAATAATGGTGGATGCATCATCCGGCAGGATCTTGACTATGGGGTGAGTCTTTCCACTTCGTTTATACATCTGATGATCTCTTGAGCGATTTGCGGTACGATAGCATTTTCGAGGGATTTAAGTCGAGCCACCCTGTTGGGTATCCCATCAGCCACTCGACCCACACAGGGTTCAGCGAGCCAGATTGCTTCTCCGGATTGTCCGTATGTTGTACCGCCACATCCAGCGTATCCATCGACACCTTGCCGTTCCTTATCCTCCCGCCCTTGTACCCGCCCTTCCCATCCCTGCTTGAAGGAGTCGGCCATATTCTTACAGCCGTCTGTAATGTTGCCCCCCACTTCGTTCCGTTGGCTGATGTCCTCGTCTTGCCATCCTCGCTCACACTCCCGCTGTTCGCTCCGGTGTGCGCTCCCCTGGGACACGCTGATGGAGTCGGCCATAGCATGTTGGGTGGAGGATAGGACACCTGCTCCCGAAGTGTTGAGTGAGTCGTGCGACCTGTTCTGTTGGAGTCGTACTGCTTTTTCAGTGCCTCCTCGCTCCGAACCGGTAGGCTGTCCATAGCGTTTGGAGTGAGCCACAATCCAGCACCTGTCGCGCCTGTGCGCTGCGTCAACGGCGCAAGCTGGAATAATAATCGTTTCGACTTCGTAATCTTCACTTTCCAGATCAACATGCACTTGGTCGAGTGCCATGTTGACGATGCCAGCAACATTCTCACCAATGATCCAACGTGGCCTTGTTTCGCGTATGACTCTGAGCATTTCCGGCCAGAGGTAGCGGTTATCATCCTTGCCTCTTCGCTCGCCGGCAACGGAAAATGGTTGACAGGGAAAACCGCCGGTGAGAAGAGTGATTTCTGGATATAGCTCGCCTCGTACTTGGCGGATGTCTTCGATGATCGGGGTGTCCGGCCAGTGTTTTTTGAGGATTGATTGGCAGAATTTGTCCTGCTCGCAGAATCCGATTGTCTTGTATCCGTTCCACTTTGCGGCAAGCGCAAAGCCTCCGATTCCAGAGAAAAGATCGAGGTGTGTTCTTTCATTCACTTTCTATTAACTCCTTTGCTATTAGTGTTGCGGCATCGACCATGGTGATAATTTGAATAATGTCAATCACTCTTCCATGGGTTGCGCGATCCCTCTCTATTGCCAGCTTGTCGCGCGCAATGAGAAGGATGTCGCGCCCCCACTTGAGGCGTGCTTTTGCCTCGACTTGCATTACGAACCAGACCGCATCCGAAACTTGCGAGGCTTGCTCTTGCCAGCTGCTGACAATGCAATGGCAATCATCTGCTTGTGTGAGCGAGGCGTTCCACCAGCACCGCGAGCCTTGCCCTTCTTTTTATTATCCATCGCCAACTCATGCATATTCTTCGACACGTCTTTGCCTAGCATATTCTATTCTCCTTATATGTTGTAATAGGGATTAGGCACTGATGGTGCTTGTACCCCGAAGCTTGGGTTTTCACATCTGCGACAATCTCGCAGGTCAAAGTCAAGTATCTCGCCAGAGTTCAGCATGACCGTGAATATCTTGTTATGATCCATACCATAGTCGGTAACGATGAAGGCCAAGCCTTCACCCTTGGGAGTCATCATCCATAGCTCTGGATTGAGTTGGATCATTTCCAAGAAGGTCCAGTAAACCAAGCAACCAACACCCAGCGCGTTCCCCATATTGGCGCACGCGCACGATGCTCAATGTAGGATGGAAACCAGCAACCTGCCCCCTGCTCGCGGATAAACCTAGCGTTCTCTAGGTCAGCCTTAACCTGCAAGCCACCACCTAGATATTCGGATGGCTCTGACAGATTAACCACGGCTGTAAGTTTGCGCACTGGTGCTTCCGATGTGAACGTATCGAAGTGCCACCAAAACTGTTGGAGTGGATTATACTTTAGAATCTGCAACTGTTGCACGCCAGTAATATCAATGCGCCAATGCTCTTGGTTTATTGTATCTGTAATCTCCCGCATAATATTGTAGATCCAATTATTATGCTGGCCGTAAGGAATCCAACAGGACGAGCAACTCCTAGCAAACGACCTTCGTGTAGTGCCATCCTTCTTCATCACAGTTGCACGCTTCATCCCGATCACTTCCGCGTCTTGGCGCAACATCATGCACTGCGTTGGTGTCAACACATAGCGGTCTACTGCTGCGGTTAATACCTTCTGCTTAAACTCGTTCATTTTAGTTCCTCACATAGTTCGAGTAACGCCTTATTTAGTGCGTACTCAAAGCAAGCCATCTTATCTTTAGCCAAGTGATGTCGACCAGCCTTTGCTAGTGCCTCGTAAAGATCATCGTCAATATCAACTATAACTCTTACCGCCGTTTGCTCTGATGTTTCAACCAGAGTTATCTTTCTGTTTTTCTTTTTCATAGATCCAGTTCCTTTCTTATGAAATCAATCAGTTTGAATATGATGTATAACGCACAGTAGATTGCCGATAATGTCATCGAACTGTAAAGAATAAAAGAAGCAATTACCCAAACTATTGCGCCAAGATCAAGTAGGCAGAACATAATCATTTTCCTTTAGCTTTCGTAACAGCGTTCTATTATCAATCTGCACACCGCTGGCTCTGCACCACCAAGAAACAACTCCCGTCTTAAAGTCGCGCAGTAGCTTCTGCACCTCGTGCGAGTTCTTGTACTCAAGCGCATCGTTGAGTGGCACGCCTTGGTGATCTTTAATAATCTTCAATCCTTTAACCATTCCTCGCTTACGCAACATCCGAAGGTCGCGGATAGCTTGGAGCGCAACCTCCCCAGCCAACTGCTGCACCCTATCATCGTAGTCACCGCGACATAGTTGGGTTGACCTCACCGGCCAAGCTCCACAAGCTTCGCATCATCAGCCTTAATCTGGTTAGCTAACTTAACCAGATCGTTCGACTGCCCAGCGTAATGAATAATCATCGCGTCTTTATAGCGGTCTAGGCCAAAGTGAGACTCAACGCTAGTCATGCAATTGAATGATGGGTCAAGCTCTGTCAGAGGAATGTTCCATAGATGCGCCATCACGTTGAGCCAAGTCTGTTCGGCAAAGTGATTTGGATGCAAGCCAATGGGTGGCATTGATAGGATATCAACGGCCTTGGTATGAACTATGAACACGCCAGTATTGACGTAGAATTTAGGCTCGATCACGCCCCCGAAAGCTCCAGCCAGTTTGACCATCTCCGGCTTGCGATCCAAGAACGCACCCTCATCAAAAGCGCAGAACAGCCCAGCATCATCGGATAGCTTCGGGCAATCGGCTGTAATCAAAACATCAGCGTCAACAAATGTCACCTGGTCATAGTGTTTAGTAGCCATGATATTTCCAATCGCAGACTTGGAGTATTGCGGTGGATGTGTGAGTGTCTTGTCAATAAGAATGAAGTCAGTGCTATGGCGTTTGCAGTACGCCTCCATGCGTGGCCTAGTCAGATCAATAATCTTTTTCCATTCCTCACCGAACGATTGAGTTACTAATGCTTGTTTCATTTGTCGTTACAGTCGTAGTCTTCCCAAGTATATTTCCAGCAGGCTTCTACTGCTTCGTCTCTGGTCCTGTAGGTATCGAAGTGCGACCAATCCTCTTCGTTACCTTCGCCAGCTTCGTCTATGTAAACCGCCCACTCTGGCTTGCCGTCCTCATCCAACTCTTTCTTAATCCATCTCATAATCTTGTTACCTCTTTCTTTATTTGTGCCAACGTGAACAAGCATCGTACCAGCGCGCGCTCAAGATGGTCAACACTTGTTTCGCCGTTATTATCCGGACAAGGAGTGGATTTATGCAACTGCATCTGCGCTGTGGCTAGGTGTCGGACGGCTCTTGCAATATGGTAGTCGTGAGTTGGGCGATCTTTCTCAAGCCAATCACCATAACCGGATTTATCCGATCCCTTGCCCATTACGCGCCACACAATCTCCTGTGAGGCATTGCCCATCTCTTGAATTGTTGGTGCAGTCATTTTACTCCAACATGAAAAAAAAGTTTTTTCTTACTTCTTCAATTGCCTTTTCTCTTGTGTCATCACCTCTAAGACAGCCAAGATTAAAACCATCTTCTTCTTTATGCTTCAAGCATTCACTTAATTCATCATCACTATATCTTGAGACTGCTATTGCAGCGGCAACCGTAAGAACTGCATCAGTTAAATGTGCTAATTCTATTAGTATTCTATCTGGATTTGTCTTCTTTGTTTTATTCATTTTATTTGCCCTTCATTTGGTTTAAGTAGAATTGGTCAAGTAATCTTTCTAACCAAAGCACGTCTTGTGGGTCAATCATAACTTCATCCCAGGAGGCGTATAGTTCTTTACCCAAGCCCAAACCTTTTGCATGGCACAGAATGCAATACCGGCCTGATAAAGTTCTTCCTCATCCCAAACTTTTGAGGTGATTTTGTTTGCATCGTTTGATGCCAACACAACTGATACGCACGCACACTTGGGATTCTCGCTTGATGCGCGATATGCCCATAATTGCGCACAATCTGTATCGTAGAAAGGATCGTACTTAGGGTTTACCTTACGATTCTTTAAGTCGATGATAGCGTCACCAACACCGCGTAGCTTGACGTAGGCATCACACCTCCCAGCATAGCCTGCGCCAACAAGACCCTTTTCGCACCAGTATGTTTTCTCAACGTTTTCTTCCGCCCACTTTTTGAAGGTTGCGATGTATGGAGCAAGTGTTTCATCTCCGGATACGGCTCTTCCCAAGAGGATGTTCTCCATTTCCGTGTGCATTTTCGTGCCGTGTTCAGCTGCCTTCGTTGTTGACTCTTTAGAGTCCTTAACCACTCTTCGAGCGTAATCTTCGAGCGTTTCATTTTCCTCCTTTGGCAACGTAAGCGATGCCATGATACTTTGTTCAATTTTCCAGTTGGTCAATTGGGGCTTATCCAAAATAGACAAAATAGAAGTTACGCTAGGATAAAGCCCCATTTTGCGGGCATCAGCTACAGTCGTATTCCGCTCGTTGCCATTCTTGCCTATTACAACGTGCGCTGACTCGCCTTCGGCTGTGTACCAATGACCGCTAGACTCGGATTGAACAAGTCTAGCTGTCGATGGCTCTTTAGATGTAATTGTAAGAGCCATACAGTTTAGAATGGCACTTGGTTGCCGTCCGCATCCAGTTCTGACTTAATTGCCGTAGGTTTGCCAGCGGTATTAGCAAACTCTTTCGAGGCGCGAATCTTGTCCTGCAACCAAGTAGGCATATCACCAAACGATCCAGCCTCACCCTGCTCGATCTCATAGTAGAGTTGGTCGTTTGTAGTTCCGGATGGTGCAGTCAAGCCCTTGGGCAACTTGGATGCGCCTGCAATAGCGCAATACTGCCTACCCTGCTGGCTGGTCTTGTGGATCAGCGTAAGCATGGCTGGTTTACCAAGAAGGTTCTTTAGGCTAAATGCCTGTAGTTCCTTCGCGGTAAACGTCTGACCGCGCCACTGTTCAAGAAGCTTGCGGAGGCTGGCTTTCTCGCCAAGGCTTCGCGTCTGCTCAATGGAAACCACCATCGGCTTGCTGACCTTGGTTCGCTTGCCGTTCTCCTCTACCTCGAACTCATCGGTCTGGTCGGGCAACTCAAAGGTCAAGCGGACTTTTGGTGTCCACTTCTCTTGGTTGTCCCAATTCGTTTTCTGATGTCCTAGATCAACTAGGCTATACAGAACGCCAACAGTTGCTCCGGCTTCGGGCAACTTGCGCTCTGACTTCTGCGATTCACTTAGGGTTAGTGCCATTGTAGTATCTCCTTATTTATTTGGGTTTATGTTTATGTTTGGGGTAAGGTCTTCAAATGCTGGTGACTTGACGTAGTAGCCTTGGGCAACTGTCTCAGTCTTTGCATATTCAATAGTGACATTCGCGGGCGCAATCTGTCGAGCTAATTCGCACACGCTGTCTGCGGTTAAAATAACAAGCCATTCCTTGCGCCCATTACGGCGGAAGAACACTGCCGGTATCTTGCCTGCCGGACAATCCTTCTTGGATTGCTCCATCCACTGCTCCGGCTTGAGTGCTTCACAACGCTTGCCTTCAATATGGAAAGGAAAGTTCTCGCAAACTACATCCCCGCTACCACCCTCCGGATTGCCAGCGTATTGCTGTGTACGCCTAGCCTTGCGCCAACCTTGTTCTCGGAGATAGTTAGCCAATTCGCGCTCGCCCGCCGCGCCCTTTGCCCTGCTGTTTATTTTTCCCATGTGACGCTCATTGTTAGGTCAGTTGCCTCGTTTCCGTCAACTATAAAATGAGCCGGTCCATTTTTAGCGCATTGCTCCATGAACTCATTCATGGCTTTATTGGAAACAGTAAATGACCTGCTTTTTGACTCCATGCATAAAGAGCCAAAGATAGTTGAGAAAAACTGCCTTTGGAACTTCCACCCAAGTTCGCTTACTTGTATCGAATCTTGGTTTTTTTCCATCCAGATATGGCTAGGGATTTAGCCAATTCCGGTCAATAACAAAATAACCGCTATTTAATTAAGCCAAGTCTTATTAGCGCGACTGATATCATCATTAAATTTTCTTATCATTGCCATCATGCTTAACTTTTGCACTATCTTCTTATTCTTCTTCACCCAAGCCACGGCCTCATCAAAGGATTCCGCGTCCTTCAACCCTTCCTCAAACTTAGCCCAAGCCTCTTTTTCGTTCACAGATTCTTAAATACACGCCATCCCCCGCCTGTCGATGGGCAAAGCTTTGTTGTTACCGACCTGCACTTAGCAATTGGCAATAGCCAAAATAAATCATCGTTCATGCCCCAGCATGCAACGTAATCGACACCACTAATAGCGCGCTTGGGTATATTAAACCCATTACCAGTGCTGGTGGTGAACCTGTACTTGGTGCGTCCAGGTTCTACAGTCTGCGCCGTCTTAACCTGAATGCGGTAAAACCTTCCATTCTTCTCCGCGACCACATCGTACCCAGCAAAATCCTCGTATGGGGTAAGCACATTATATCCGCAACGGAGCAATGCTCCGGTAACGCGGGCTACCCCAACTGCACCTACTTGTCTTGATGTTAATTTCATGCTTGACGGCTTTCGGTTTGTGCTAGATACTTTTTACTATGAAAACAACACAAATATTATTAACCATTGTTCTTGCAACCGCAACAGCCAACGCCCAAGAAGTTCTTGATGCTATTGATGCCGTAACCGGCGGAGTTTACGAAGGTAGCGGTAGCTTTGCTAGGGCTGGCAATGTTGCGGTGGGTTCTGGTGGCGCAATTATTCAAGCCGGAACAACCTTCTTCACGCCCACAGGCATTATTCAGCAGGCCGGATGTTCTTATCTTACCGCTCATGGTACAACTGTAAGGGCCGGTAATTCGTTCATTTCAAATAAATCAACTGTTGTTTATGTGGATGGAGTATTTTCCGGAACGCGCCCAGCGGTTGTCGCTGGAGGCACTATCCTAAAGGCTAAATAATCACCCACTACCAAACAGGGCAAACCTATTGTTTATCCTATTCTGTAGACCATTCAAAAATTTCTTTCTGTCTGGATTTTGTGCCGCCATGCGCAATTCATCGTTCCATTGAGCCTTACTTGCTTCAAGCATTAGGCTTTTGGGGTCAACTTGGTTTAGCGCGCTTATTGTTTTTGGTCCAATCGCGCCGTCAACTTTTACAGGAACTCCAAGATTGTTTAACGCCTGTTGCATGTACTTTGTTGCACCGCCCACGCCTCTATTAAACGCAAGATCCTGCGCGAATGGTCTAACTGCATCTGGAAGCTTTTGTGTAAATGGTGCTGTGTATTGTACAACGTATTTTGCCGCTGCCTGTTCTCTTTCACTTGGGGATAGCGATGATATTTGCTTGAATGCATCCGGATGATATTTATTATTGATCCCAGCTACTTCGTAACTTCCACCCATATCTCCTGACGGCAACTTATATACCGCAAGATTTCCGTTCTTATCGCGCCTTCCCTCGAAATCTACTGTCTTCATCGCCGCGGAAATAAGCGGGTCAAGTTCTGCTGGAGTTGGAGGGATCGCCTCAGTCATCTTTTGAAGCACAGGATTCTTTGGAGTTTCAATTTCTTTGCGAATAGATGCATCCATAATATCCCTTTCCATTCTTTTAGGTAAAAAGTTTGACTGCCTTTCCGCTCCGTATACTTGGAATGATGCCATATTACTTACCTAGCGAATTTTGAATTGCCTGCTTCTTTAGCATTTTAGCCATTGCATCCAAGTCGGGATCATCTTCGTCATTTGCCAAAGATTGAAGACTTGCGGCGGCGGCCGGAAGCTGGTTAGGTGTGATTTCAATATTCTTAGCCAACCAACGCACATACTTTGGATTCGTGAATAGTTTAGATCCAAGATAGCTTGTACCAACGAGTCCGGCCACTCCTCCGGAAACTCCAAACTTACCCACTCCGGCAGAACCAAAGAAAGTAGTTGCGAGCGCAATTGGAGTAAGGCCGGCGGCAGTTCCGGATGGATTTGCCAAAACATTTCCACCACTACGGACAAGGGATGAGGCTTTCGCTATCTTCTCAATGTCTCGCCTAAAATCAGAACCATACCTTCCAAAAAGTTGTTGTTTTGCTGGATTGCTAAGTTTATTGAAATTGGTAAGGAATGTGCTTGAACTCCAAGCGTCACCAGCCTCATTTTGCTGACCAGGCAAAGCCTTTCCCATTCGCTCAACAAATGTGCTTGTAACTGCCTTTTGGTCTTCTGGCGGAAGGCTTTTCATCAAAGCTGAAAGCCTTGTTCCTCCGGATTTTGAGCCAGAAAACGCTGCATTGTAAACTAACTCCGGCTCAAGCTTATTTACAAAGCTTTGAAGCTTGTCGGCTCTTTCATGCAATGCTCTTGAATAATTGCTTGCCCTGTTGAATGAGTTTAATGCTTTATCTCCTTGTTCAGCCGCCAATGTCTTAATATCTTCTGAAAGCGCACCATAAAGCATCTTAAATTCACGCCTTGGAACATCGTTTAGCAGGCTTATTCCGGCCAAAGAATTTCCTATTTTACTTCTAAGAACTCTAAGTGCCTCCACGCTCAAAGTGCCTGTCTTTTTAATGTCGCTATCAAAATCAGCCTTAATCTTAGATAGCATTGGATTTTCCATTCCAGCACTCAAGGCTGGTGCGCCTGGAATTGGTTGCATAACCTCTTTCAGAGTTGATTGAAAGTTGTCTACAGAGCTTTGAGTTTTTGGAGGAAGAAGTTTTTCAAGGTTATTATAAAGCCTAGACTCAACAACTCGTTTTTGACCAAAAACCTTTGGAACGCCTTCTTTGATGCCTGCTCCGGCAACGCTTGGTTCTGTAACTGGAGACAACTCTTCGGTAATTCCCCTCAACTTTTCCTGCAATCCCTTTTGTTGTGCTGTTCCAAAATCTCTTAAAACACCTCCAGATCCAGGTATTTTAGCCATTCCAGCCTCAAGCCCCTTGATTGGCGTAGTTTGTGTTGCCTGCCCAGCGGTAGGCGTGAGGCCAACATCTTCAAAAGCCCTAATATTGGAAGCAATGTCTTCTGCTTTTGCACCACCCCTAAGAACAGATTTTAAACCTTGTTCTCCGAGTGTTGCCAAACTTGGAACAGCAACTCCGGTTGCACCCGCCGCAATTTGACCAACCGGCCCTGCGCCAGCCTGCCTAGCCCCCTCAGACGCAAGACCGCCACCAATTGCTTGAAACGATTGCAATGCTGGCCTTTCAGTAAGAATGTTTCCAATGCCTCTCAATACTGGAGTTGATGCTTTTTGTAGAAGTTGTCCAGCACCAAGAGTTGGAAGCATTGATGTGCCTGCCTCAACCGCCGCTTGGGAAAGCTTTTCAGCAGAGGTTACTGGATTTGGTAGTCCTGCTTCATTTTTAAGTTGCTCAAGAACGTCACCAAGAGCGGGCAATCTTCCTTCCGCTCCAACCATTTCAGCTATTTTGTTGTAAATTCTTGGCGTGAAATCAACAATTGCTCCGGCTGTTGCTCCAGCCAGTGCGCCTGGAACTGCACCAACTCCAGCCAATGATGCGCCCATTGCCGCGCCAGCCAATGCGCCGGTTGTAACAGGGTTAATTGCGGCTCGAGCAGTAAGCCCAGCCTGCCTTTGTAGATAGTCTCCAGTTGTCTGAGGTTCAACAGCAGTTCTTGTTTGGTTTAGATCAGATACAAATTTATTGATCTGTTCCGGAGTTGAACTATCCGGAAGGTCAAACTGACCGACTCCAGGTACATCAAGGATTGGCATTATCTTGGAATGACAATGTTGCCGTTTGCGTCAATCGTTGTTTGAATTACCTGTCTGGATGGAGTACCAGTAGCACTTGCTTTTCCGGATGCCTTACCACCTGTGCCAAGATTTTCCCTAAGATCATCTGGAAGAAGCGTATCTGGAATGTCGTATCCAGAATCACGAAGAACCTGCAATTTGCCAAGATATTCACGCCTTCTTTGAGCTGTGAACAAATTCATTCTGTCTGGAAAATCGTTTGAATTTGGATCACCAATTTCAGCCCTAAATCTTTCCGCCTCTTGATCGGTTACTGCGCCTCCAGACCTAGCCTTTAATATCTGATTATTCACGCCAGAAAATGCCTGCATCATCTTGGTGTAGTCTGGATAACCATAGGTTGAAGCAATAGCAGGATTGACCCTTCCCCTGACCGGCCCGTAAAGATTCTCGCTAGTTATTGAGTTAATTGCTGTTCTGCCTAAATCAACAAGCGATTTGTAGTCTGTAAGTTCTCCAATCTCTTTGATTGGAAGCTTCTTGAAATTATCCTTTGCTGATTTATACATATCGTCTCTGGCAACAGTAAGAGCTTGAGCCAATCCCTGATTGCCAGCCGCCTGCGCCTCTGCAATTCTTTGATTTGCGTAAGCCAAGCCTTGCGCTGCTGTTTCAAACTTTGTTGCCATCGCTTGGTTTACTTTTTCAGCCGGAGTTACGGATGGCATATTCCCCAATCCAGGTACATTAACCGCGCCTCCATATTCCATCATTCTTTGATTTGCAACAGCCTTTCTTCCAGGCGTTGTGTTTGGATCATTGTAAATAGCCTGTTCTTGGTCAATCAAAGATCCGCGAACATCAGCATCCATGATGTCCTTGTCTGCCGCAAGTTTCTTCACCGAAAGATCGGTAAGCCTCTGGCGCAATTCGCGTTCTTTTTTTGCTTCCGGCCCTTCAAAATTAAAGCTTAATCCACCCATATATTTACTCCTATCTGCTGAATGAGAACGAAGGCATTAGCGAACCAATACCACCAGCAATCTGCGCAAATTGTTGCGCTCCGGATGGCTGGCTTGCAATTGCGCCAACTTGCGCGCCGTATGTTCTGGCTTGGTAATCAGATTGTGAGTTATATAATTTATTAAATTCAGATGTAAGTGCAACTGGAATGGATTGATCTACTGCTTGGTAGAAGTTTGCTGCCGTAGATGGCTGTTGGTTGAAGCCACCAGGTAATGCTTGATTGGCTTGGATGTAGTTCTGCATTGCTCCCTGTTGTTGGGCTGTGCGTTGGTTTGCAAGATTGTAGATTGAAGGACCGCCACCAATAAAGTTTGCTGCTGCTCCAAGTCTATTCTGACGCAATGCGTCACGGAACGCTATGTCGGCCTTGAGCGCGTCACCAGTTGACAATCCAGAGCCAAGGAAGTTTTGTGCTGCACCATAGCGAGCAAGCTTTCTGGCTTCGCCAGCAGCACCGATCTGTGCTGCTTCTTGTACCGCTGGTCCAATTCCAAAGATGTTTCCGCGCGCAGTCTGTGCTGCTCTTGCTGCCTGCTCGTAGCCACGCCGTTCTTCCGCACCAATGGTCGATCCAAGGCGCAATTGATTAAGAGCCTCGTCTTCAATCGTCTTTCGGAGTTGTTCTGTTTCTGGAGTGGTCGTAGCACCAATCGGCTGAGTTGCCATCTGGCGATACTGTTGACCCAATCCAATCGCAGTGCGATATGACTCTGGATCAATCTGACGTAATTGTTGTGAAGCACGCTCTTCGGGTAGCTGAACGAATGATCTGAAGGATGTGATCTCCTTTAGCCCTTCGGGGCTATCCATCGTAATTGGCGTGAAATTCTTTTGCATATCCTGCGCGCCTGTGACTGCGCTGGTTACGCTCTTTAAGTCATCGTTAAGTTGTTTGATGAATGCCTCTGAAGATGTGCGTTGCGCAGAGCCAGCAGGAAGGTCGGCAAGAAGTTTATTAGCCGTGTCTAGGCGTTCTTTGATTCCAGTAATCTGAGCATTTCCTCGATCAATCACGCTGTTTAGGCGGGATAGCTTTGAATTATTGTAATCATCAACAATGTTCTGATCGGATACTTGAAAGTTTAATTTTGACCCAAGATCAGAAGATCCGTAATTACGATCAGAAGAAAGCTTCGCCAATGCTTCATTAAACTGCGAACCAGCGGCTGCACCAGTAGGCGTTCCAATTCCACCAGCCAAAGATGCGATTTGTTGAGATAAAGAATTATATGTGTTTTGCTTCGCAGTATTATCAAGAAGCTTGAATTGCTCGTCTTGCCTTTGTTGCATTTTAGCAAGCTTTATGTCTGTACTTTTTTGTACTGCTTGATTATATAATGCATTAGAATAATCAGCAGCACCTTGATCTTCTACTGCGTATGGTTTCCCGCCACCATAATACCAAGGTTCTTCGTAAGGAATAATTTTTCCTTCTTCGTCAACATTGTATGCCGTGTAGGATGTGCGCCTATTTGCCATATTATTTAGTCCCAACCGTTAACTCTGGATTACCAATGTTTGTGCCAATCGTGCCATAGAAATCTACTGGTCCTGGCTGACGGTTGAACGCTACATTCTGCTCAACTGAACTATAGGGCGATGTGCCATAAAGACGCTCGAACTGGCGTGTCATCTGATCGCCTAATCCGCGATTCAAGGCATACGCTTGTGGGCTTTGCTCATAAGACCTGCGCAAATTTTCTAGCGTCCTTTGGGGTCCATATTGACGTTCTAGTTGAAGTCCAGACTGCACGCCTGTCTGCTGGTCTAGGGCTGATAGCTGGCGTTCCAATGAGCGTTGTTGTGGCAAATACTGGATGCGAAGCTTATTCTCAAGCTGTGCCATCTCTGGTGCTTTCTCAATATAAGTCTCAATATTCTTTTTATATGCCTCTGCATTGGCCTGCGCTACCGCTGCTGGATCGGGAGGTGGCGGAGGTGCTGGAATAGAAGGTGATCCACCCATGGTGTTATACCCTAGCCTTTCGCATAAATGTCATATAGTCGTAACTCCTTGGTTTACCAGAACGATTAAAGGTGATCCGCTTGCGAGGACCAAAACGCTCCCAAAGGAGCAACAGCAAGCATCTCAAGGATTTAGCACCTTTTGAGGAGATAGTCAAATCAACAAACACATTCTCGCCTTCTTCGCTATGCACATAATGATTAGGCTCTTGCCCATCCTTTATGCACCTAGCCAAAGCGACTCCTGCAATGCCATCCTTATCCTCGACAACGCCAACCATTCCCTGCTTCTCAAACCATCCAAACCACTCAGCCAAGTTAGGCCACATAGCCTCTGGAACACCGCTTTGCTCAATATACTCAACAGCCGTCATATTGTTTCTTGGATCTGAATTGTGTCTGGATTGGCAGCAGCCGTAATTTGGCGTACCGCAAGTTTGTTTGCTGCGCTTGAAATCTTAATGTTAATCAATCGCCACTTCTCATATTTACGCAAGTCGCTTGCAAGCTTCTTTTTTACTGAAGTTGGAAGTACTGCTGGTAGGGTAAATGGCAAAGTTAGAACTGAACTTGCAATGTTAATGTTTGCTTGAACATCAATGTCACCAACATCAATATCGCGCTGGATTGATACAGTCGTATCTGTTGAATATGAGTTGTCAAAGATAACCTCAAAATGGCTTCCATACTTTAGCGAGAAAGGATCTCCAAAGTTAAAGTCTTTTGTGCGCACATAAGATTCATACTCAGTTCCAGCATCTTTGTAATCTTCAGATGTAGTTCCAGCAGGAGATTTGTAGCCAGCATACCTCTCGATGATGCCATTGGTCTTCTTGAACATCGCCCTAGAGCCTTCTTGATTAAAGTTCGTAAGTGTAAACTGCATTACCTGCGGACTCCAAGTTCCCTCAAATGCGCTTAATGCTGTGTTGTAAACCAACAGCGTGTCGTTGTAATCGTTCGATCCAGTAGGTATTGCGAGAAAGTAGCGGTTGTCGTAGTAGATTGCAGTAGCCACTCTAATCGAATCCGTATTGATGCTTTGAATAACATTCTTTACAACTTCTGAAACTGGTATACCAACTGAGCTAAAGTCATCCGCTACAGACCGAACAAGCGATCTGATTCCGTTATCAGAAAGGAATAGAATGTCGCTACTAACTTGGACAGCCGTGCCAGTTGCCACGCATCCAGTATTGTTTGAAATGATTGAAACAATCCAATCTGCGCCAGACGTAGCATCATTTGGAATATCAACTTGGAACACCCTGCGCTTCTTGAATACGATCAGCCTGTTCTTGTAGTAAGGAACAACTGCTGTAATCTGATCTCCGTCATCTCCGTTGACAACAATGCTATTTGTCAAATCCCAAACTGATGGGTCAAGAAGATCAGATGCGTAAAGCGTGTTTCTATTTGCTCCAGATCCAACTCCAAACAATCTATTTTCTGCGTTGACAAGAATCCTAATACCCGATGGAGGAGGACTCACTGTGGCTGT